GTTACAATATAATTACATCTATAATAGTTCACTTTGCTGTACTCATTCCATTGTTTATGACTAATGCTATCTTCTTAGACGCTGAGAGAGATAATGCTCCTTGGTTATATAAATGGAGAGAGCAACAAGAATCCTGGAAGTTCTGGTTACAAAGACCATCTCTGAAAGGTAAAAATATAATTAGATGGGACATAGATAAGGAAGCATGATAGCATAAATATGGCTATACATGGAGAAAAAATGGCAAAGATAATTCCATTCCCTGGTATAGATCCAGAGACACTGCAACCTTTCATGGAGTCAGAAGAAGAGCAGACTAGAAACTATTGTATAGATTTAGCTTTAGATATGTCAATAGGTGTATTCAATAAGCTAGATGTTAATCCAATAGCAGCTAGAGCTCTTGGAGAGAATCATCAAAAAGATATGGTTCTTATTCATGAAGCAATAAAGTCTTGTTTATTAAGAATGTATGCTCTTGAGCACCCATTACAAAATACAGCAAACGAGTTAGACTTAGATAAGCTAACAGATATAAAATTTGAATAGTTGATTTCTTCTTAGAAAGATACTATAATATAAGATAGTTATGATTATATGTGATTTAAACCAGACGATGATTTCTAACCTTATGGCACAGATAGGTGGTCAGAAGGATGTAGAAGTTAAAGAAGACCTTTTACGCCATATGGTACTTAATGCTATACGAGGCTATATAACCAAGTTCGGTGATAAGTATGGCGACTTTATTATTGCAAGTGATGATAAGCATTATTGGCGTAGAGATATATTCCCTTATTACAAAGCTCATAGAAAAGCCTGGAGAGATCAATCTGGTATGGATTGGAATCAGATCTGGGGTAGCTTAAATGCTATAAAAGATGAGCTAAGAGAAGTATTTCCTTATAAGTATATTCATGTCCATGGAGCAGAAGCTGATGATGTAATTGGTACTCTATGTCATAATCATGGTAGAGAGCTTAATACTGGAGAGCCTATACTAATACTCTCTGGTGATAAAGACTTTATTCAATTACATGTTTATGCTAATGTGAGTCAATATGATCCAGTAAGAAAGAAATGGATCAAGCATAGTAATCCAGTAGAGTTTTTAGCTGAGCATATACTAAGAGGTGATAGAGGTGATGGAATACCTAATGTACTATCTAAAGATGATTGCTTTATAAATGGTAGACAAAAACCATTACGTAAAACATTCATAGCTAAGGTAGGACTAAATGATAATCCAGAACTACCAGATGAAGATGTAAAGAGAAACTATATGCGTAATAAGCAGCTAGTTGATCTTACTCAAACACCTCCTGACATACAGCTAAATATATTAGAGCAGTTTGAAAAGCCTGCTAACTCGAGAGATAACTTATTTAATTATTTTGTTGATAAAAGATTGAAAGGTCTTATGCAACACATCGGAGAATTTTAATTATGAAAACTTTAGGACTATTTGAAGTATTAGAAGAAGCAGTCAAGCAAGGAACTACTCCTAAAAAGGTAGCATTCTTACAACAGCATGATAGCTTTGCTCTTAGAACTATACTTCAAGGATGTTATCATCCAAACGTAAAATTTCTATTACCAGACTCAGTCCCCCCTTATAGCGAAACAGATGGTTCTCAAGTCGAGACCAGACTCTTAAATATGGCTAAAAAGCTTGATATCTTTATCGAAGGTGGAAGAGATGTAAAGAGTCAATCACAAAGAGAGATGCTATTCATAGAGATGTTAGAGTCTATTCATCCTAGTGATTCAAAAATACTACTTAACATGATACAGAAAAAGAACCCAGTTAAAGGTATTACTAAAACAATCGCTAAAAAAGCATTCCCATCTATATTGCCTGAGTAATGAAGGAACAAGACCAGAAAGAATACTTTGACGAGTATACTGGCATAAAGAACCATTCTAATTTACTTAAAGGATGGTTTAATCCTATACACGAAACTAAATTAAGAATAAACTATACCTATTATAATAGTCCTGAAATAACTCAGAGAATATTTGATTGGTATAGCAAAATTGATCCAGGCGGAGAGCTATTCGATTATACTATCATTGATGATGGCTCTCAAGATAAGCCTATTACTGATATGGAAGTACCTCATTGGTGGACTGTATTAAGAATAGATAAAGACCATGGATGGAATAATGAAGGTGCTCGTAACTGTTTAATACAAGATAGTACTAACGAATGGAATCTAATGCTAGATTCTGACTGGGTTATATCAGCTAGATGCTTACAATCAATAAGTAGTAACATAGTATTCTTAGAGAAAGAGTACATGTACTTTCCAGGTAACTTTGGTCCTAAAGTAGGACGTAACTCTTATTTAATAACTAGAACAGAGTATCTAAAGAGAGGAGGTTATGATCAAGCCTTTGTAGGTTATCATGGTAATGATTACTCTCTTCTAAGATATAATAAGCCTTATAACTATGCTGACTTCTTCTGGTTCCATAGACTAGAGCAAGATGTAGTTGATCCTGATGAAAAGAAAAGAATGGATGAAGTAAAACGCTTTCATAATCTTATGATTGAGTTAGAAGACAAAGGATATGGTTATAGATGTCCTCATGATAAGCAGGACTTTACCTGGACTGACAAAGAAAAGCATGAAGAAATGTGGGTAAATTTAGAGTATAAAAGGTTGCAATAATTATAATATTGGGTTATAATATAGTTATATTTAATTAATAAGGAGAATAAATATGACAACATTAGTAATTCAAACCCAATATAGAGAAAATTATGCAGCTCATAACGAAGGTTATGAACATGGTGTAGATGAACCTCATTGGAAGTTTAAAGGCGGTACTACTTACCTAGTGCATGATCTTACTGAGAAGAATATCAATGCGATAGCTAAGGATGGTATTAAAAATATCGAGAAGCTTATTACTTATAGTAATCCTGCTTCTGAAGAGTATGTTCTTGATTATGAAATCAGAGAAGATGGTCATCAAGGTGACCCAGTATGTCAGCCTTGGGAAACTCCTGTAGAGTTATGGTATGACTTTAGTACTAACGAATGGAAAGCTAGAACTCTTCATTATGGTACTGAAGAGTATCCTTTACCTACTAGAGAAGGTATTAGAGCGAAAGCTGAGCAATGGACTTTAGGTCTTGAGAATACTAGAAATGAATATCAATGTCAATATAAGACTGCTAACGGATGGTTTGATCAGAACGATCCTAAACTAAGAGAAGAGTTAGGTATATGAAAAAAATATTAACTGATTGTGATGGAGTATTGCTCGACTGGGCATACTCCTTCGAGAAATGGATGAAGTTTCACTTTGATATGTCTATAGTAGATGATACTGAATATGATATAGCTAAGAGATATAATACAGATGATCCTAACTTACAGAAAGGTAGTAAGTTCTATGTACCTAGAATCTTTTGTAACTCTAGTAGGATAGCTAGCTTAAAGCCTCTACGTGATTCAGTTAAGTATGTTAAGAAGATATATGAAGAGCATGGTGTTACCTTTGATGTAGTAACATCTCTTTCATTAGATCCTGAGACACAAAAGCTAAGAAAATATAATTTAAGAAAGGTCTATGGTGATGCTATAGATAGGATTGTATGTTTAGATACTGGTGAAGATAAAGATGAAGCATTAGAAGAGTGGAGAGACTCAGGACGTCTATGGGTAGAAGATAAACCAGAGAATGCTGTACTAGGAGCTGAGATGGGATTACAGTCTATTCTAATTGATCATCCATACAATAGAGACTTCAGTCATCCTGATGTCACTCGAGTAAAGAATTGGAAAGAAGTATACGAGATGATAATTGATTAAGCTAAATAATACTATGAGAGGTATAAACTAATGCCTACTTATTCATTTAAGAATAAGGAGACAGGAGAGATCCATGATCTGTTCCTTAAATCTTATTCTGCAAAAGAAGAATATCTAAAAACTAACCCACAACTTGAATCAACCATTACAGAAGCCCCTGCTTTGGGATATAATACTGTGTCTCTTGGTACTACTAAAAACGATTCAGGGTTCAATGATATGATGAAACGAATAGGTGATGCTAACCCAGGCTCAGATGTAGATAAAAAATTTAACAATAGAAGCAGTAAACGAGTAGCTGTCGATAAGATAGCTCAAAAATATGGATACAGGAGAGGTAGAGAGTAATGTCATATAAGGATACATATGCCAAAACTTACAAGAAAACAGAAAAGAAGATTAGCTATGCAGGACGTGTTAGACCAGCAAGCAAACTTCACGAGCAAATTCTCACCAAAAGAAGTAAATCCCCTTACAGATACTCAGGATGAAGTATTCGATGAGTACGATAAAGGACAACATTTATTTTTATATGGATATGCAGGAACAGGAAAGACATTCCTATCATGCTATCTAGCTATTAAAGATATATTAGATAACGATCGATATAATAAGTTAGTTATCTGTAGATCGGCAGTAGCAGGACGTGACGTAGGTCATCTTCCAGGTAAACTAGAAGATAAGACCTCTGTTTTCGAAGAGCCTTATAATGAGGCGTTTGGTAAGCTTTTCAATAGAGGAGATGCTTATCAAATACTAAAGCAAAAGATGACAGTTGAATTTATGACTACATCTTTTATTAGAGGTATAACGTTAGATAATTGTATAGTAATTGTTGACGAATGCCAGAATATGAGTGATCATGAGATGCATTCTATTATAACTAGGTTAGGTAATAACTCAAAGTTAATTGTATGTGGTGATCTAAGACAATCAGATCTATGGAAAGAAGAGTCTGGTTTTAAAATGACAGCAGAGATATTTACTAAGATGAAATCTCTGTCAATGATACAATTCAGAAAGGAAGACATAGTTAGATCTGGATTTGTAAAAGAGTATATTATAGCGAGAGAATATGTTAGATCAGAAGACATTCAAGATGGTACCAACGGAGTTTCCTCCGCTCAAGCGCGTTACTATAAATGGGAAAAGGCATTACAGGCTAAGCGAAGACGATACCGCCCCAGCCTACCCGTCAGTGACGTCAATAACGTCGCTAAAGTCTAGAGAGAGTATAAAGGCTTGGCGTGCTAGAGTAGGTGAAGAAGAAGCTAATAGAATAACAACTAAAGCAACAAGACAAGGTACAAAGGCTCATCAACTAATAGAGCACTATTTAGTTAGCGATGAGCTTCCTACCTATATGCCTAATGAATATGACTTATTCACTAGGTTTAAAGATGTAGCCGACGAAAAAATAGATAATATAAGAGCTATAGAAGGTCAGATGATGTCAAATTATCTGGAATGTGCTGGTACAGCCGATCTAATAGCTGATTATGAAGGTAAGCTAAGTATTATTGACTGGAAGACCTCTAAAGCTCCTAAGAAAGAAGAATGGGTTACAGGATATTTTATGCAGAGTGCAGCTTATGCTGTAATGTTTGAAGAGAATACCTCAATACCAATTACTCAATTGGTTATAATTATATCATGTAGTTCAGGTGAAACTCAAGTATTTAAGACAGATAGAGATAAATGGATAGGTGAGTTCCAGAAATGGAGAGCACAATATAAACAAGAATATGGATCATGATTGCTTTTGAAGTATTTGGAAGAATAAAAAATAAGAAAAAGATAGTAACGTTTGTTGAAGATGTTATAATGCATTTACTTCCATATCCATATAAAAGAGATATATTCATAGCAATAGAGTTCTCTGATGATTTAGAGAACGCTGGTGAATGCGTAGGCGATAGAAACTCAGCTGATATAACCGTAGCTAAAGAGATAGATGGAGTAGAAGTATCAGAAAGAGATATATGCTTAACCTTAGCTCATGAGCTAGTTCACGCTAAACAATATATAAAAGGACAAGTTAGTCCTAGTAAGCCAGTTTGGAGAGGTTTGAACTACTCAGGAGTAAGCTATAGAGGTACTCCTTGGGAAAAAGAAGCATACCTTATGGAAGATAAATTATTAGAGATGTTTTATAATGAAATTTAGTATTGAAGAGATTGAAAAGAGTAAAAGAATATTTAAATCAGCAACTCCTAAGTATACTGTAGATTGGTATCTTAAATGGGTAGCATCTGTATTTGTATTAGTAGCAATGTCATATAGAGGTATCAATTCTGATATCGATCTTTATCTATCAATAGTAGGAATAGGATTATGGTTGATTGTATCAATCATCTGGAATGATAGAGCTCTGATTACAGTAAATGGAGTTGGTTTAATTTTACTAGTTAATAATTTAATGGAGAAGCTTTATGGGTAAAAATGTATTTCTTACTGGAGGGGATGGTTTTATAGGATCTAATCTTCTAGCTAAACTATTAGATGCTGGATATAAAGTTGATAAGCATATAGGTGATATTAGAGATATCAATAATGAAACTCCTAAAGCATGGCCTTATGGTTATGATTTTGTTATTCATCTTGCAGCAATGGCAGGAGTTAGGCAGAGTCATCTACAACCAGAAGAATATTGGTCAGTGAATGTAGAAGGATCCAAGAGAGTCTTTGAGACTGAGTGGGGACCCAATACTAAGATACTATATGCTTCCTCATCATCAATAT